TAAGAAGTCCAACTGTCCTCAACACCTGAGGCTTGGTCCTCATACCCAGCAACGCGGGTCCTGCGGTCGCTCTCTTTGGCGCGGCGTTCAGCCTCTTCTTGGCGGGCTTCCGCTGTGTCTGCGCGCTCTTCGGCACGCACCTCGTCAAAGTATTCGTCACCAACCTTCAGCAGTGACTTCTTGTCAACGCCATCAATGCTCAAGACATGCGCTTGAAATTCGGCAAAGCTTTCAAACTGGCCGCTGCGCAGTTGGATCTCAACTTGGTCAGAAGCCCTAGCCCTTGCCTTTTCCGTAATGGTTGCGCGGGTGTCGGCGTCGTTGCGCAGGGCAGACCACTGGGTGAGGTAGAAGTCTCTCTCTTCAGGGTCTAGGTTGGCAAACCTGCCCTCACCTTTGGCGAGGTCGGTTCGCAGCGCGATGATCTCATCTGCTGAGAGGCCACCGTAGTCACGGTACATGTTGACCGTGTACTTCTCCTCGCGCTCCTGCTTCTCCCTCCGGTTGCGCGAAGCTTGCGCATCTGCCCGCGAATCCAGCGAGTCAAGCAGCTTCAGCGTGTCAGACGAGAACTCGTCATCGTCAAGGAACGACGAGGTGCCGTTCATTCCAGGCATCTCGACCACTTGCTGGACAAACGCCCCGACCTCATCAAGGTCGATGTCTTCGTTTGCGGCGGCTTCGGTGACAAACTGCTGAAGCGCGCTGAACAGTAGCTCAGAGTTGCGCTTAGACAGCGGGATGCCGTAGCCCGTGCTCAGGCTCTTGCTGTACTCGACAAGCTGTGAAGCAATGTCCGGTGTCAGGACGCCCCCACTAGCCTCAAACGCAGACGAGATCGCGTTGGAAGACTCCGAAGTGACCAGAGACTCAATAGCGGCGACTTCGGAGTTGTTGCGGAATTCCCGGTACTTCACCGCCGTCTGCTCGATGATCGGGATGGCTTGGTTGTCGAAGCCCTCCGAGAAGTCAGGGTTGGCAAACAGCGGGTTCTGCGACCGGAACTGCTGCTGAAGCCTGCCAAGATCCTCGAGAGGGTCGTTGTACGCCTTGGGGGCACCGTTCTCGTCAAACAGGTTTTCCGGGCTCAGGCTTCTCTGCATCCACTCCTGCACCTGAGCCTCGAACTTGGCGCTGGAGCGCCGCCCCGCAATGTTCATGTACCCTCGCCGCCAAGCCTCGCTGGCGTTCTCGGGGATCACGCCCTGAGCGACAAGCTCGGCCTCAGTGGCGGGACCCGCTTGAGTGGCTGCCCCTGCGGCGCGACCGGCGGTGTACTCTTCAGCCTCTGCCTCCTTCTCGCGGCGCTTCTGAGCACGCCCGATCTGAGCAATCGAGTTGCTCAGGGACTCGCTCATCGAGGCGAAGCTCGCCATGGCCCCTGCGTCCACGCCGCCCGTAGTGAAGCCGCCGCCTGACGGAGCAGCAACCGGGCGAAGGCGCGGGACAGAGCCTTGGCTCTGCCGCCCTTGAGTGTCGGGACGGGGGCTCATGTGAAGGACTTTCCTTGAGCGTAGCCGCTCGTAGCTGCGGTGGCGATCTGCAAGGCCGACGCGAGATCAGACTGCTCGAAGATTGTGGGCTGCATGAGCCAGTCGAGGTCCATGCTTGCTTTCTGCTGCTCGATGCTCTGCTGCGTCCAGTCGAGGTTCTTCTCAATCATGGAGACCTCTTTGGCCTGGCCGACCTTGAGAGCTTGTATCACCGCGTCATAGGACGCGCCCCCACCAAGCTGGGAAGCCATGCCCGCCTGCGCTGTGCCCATAGCCTGCAAAGCATCCGCACGCACGCGCTCGATCTCAACGGCCGCCGCGCTCGCCTCCTGCAGGCTGCGCAGATCCAACTGCCCCTTCTGCATCTGCAGCTTGTCGTAGCCCAGAGCCCTGCGGCGCTTGGCATCCTCGACATTCAGTTGGCTCTGGTAGATGCTCGCCCCAGCGCCTGCCGCAGAGAGCGCAGCCATCGTGATGGGTATAGGATCACACATGGTTCATCATCATGCCAAAGGAGTAGAAAGGGACATCCCCAATTTTGAACTGGTTGTAGAAGCGGAAGCCCATCCAGCAAAGCCAGCGGATGTGCTTCTTGTTGAACGCGGCCACACCGTTGCCGATGTGCTGGTAGCCGTGACCAAGGTAGTCAACCACCTCATGACCGTGCCGCAGGAAGTCCTTGCGGATCTTGCTCAGGTCGTCTGTCGCCAGCATCCAGATGTTGCCGAAGATCCCAGGGGCATCCATGTCATCGACAACACCAGCCATCAGCACGGGGGTGCCGTCAAACTCGACCGTGATGCATCGGACGCTTTTGATCAGGCCTCCCCTGAGAGACTCGTAGGGCGTCTTGCCGACCGCCATGACCTCTCGGATGTCATCACGGCGCATGTGCTCTGAGATCCACACCACATCCTTGTGGTTGGCTCTACGGACTACCGTCCTGCCCAAGTCTTTGATCGTGCTCTGTAGCTCATTTCCCATTGAATGTTCTCCAAGCGCACGGGCCACGGGCTGGTGTCGCTGATCGTGATGTCAGCTTCTTCGGTGGGGAGGTGGATACCAAGCTCAAGGACCCCGCTGCTGTTGCGGGGGTTCTCAAGCACCGAACTCAGGTTGCCAATCAAGGTGGCGGGGCGCGAGTATGTCCGCGTCTGCCTGTAAGGCGACTCGACTTTGACCTCGAACGGGCGGGTGTCCGTGTAGGTCATGTCCATCTTGTTGATCAGCACTCGAGCAGCGCGCTCAGGAGACTGGCTCCCTTCCGTGTTGCGGATGGGGAGGGTCGGATGGTGCAGACGGACAGACATGTCGAACCGGATGCCGTACACCAAGTCCTTGGTGGTCACATCCCCGACGACCGAGATCACAGCAGAAGAGGCACCAGTCGTCACGGACTGTACCGTCAGTTCGACATCGTCGGTGGTGTTGTAGGCGAACACCGTGTCATCTGACGAAATGCCGTAAGGCACCGTGATCTCGGTGACCCCAGTACCTGTGATGTAGTCCAGGTCCGCGGCCTCAGGCGCGTTGAAGAGGTCAGCCTTGAACACCGTCTCGTTGTCGGGCTCATACGACAGAGCGACGGTCTCTGTCCCACCATCGGTGGTGCGGGTTGCCGAGATGTACAGCGTGTCGCCGTAGAAGTAGGCAAAGTTGACACGGCTGGCCCCGGCAACGCGCATCTTCCACCAAGACTGCATCACCACTTGGTTGCCTTGGCGGAAGTAGCTGTGCATCAGCAAGTCCTGCGTGCTGTTGTTGAGAGCGTAGGCCCCGACAACGCTGCTTGTGGTGATTCCGCTCACCGTCCCGGTGATGTAGCCTGGAATTGAATCCGAGGACTCGATGGCGTTGTAGGCGGTGTCGTTCTCGCGGTACATCTGCCAGACCTGAGTCCGCGCTTCGCCTTGGGACACGAACACAGCCGTGTTCTCAAGGACCGTAGGAGTTGCGTACTCACTTACCTCATACCCGGAGACACGGTCAATCGACACGGTCGCGGGAGACACCACGCCGCCTCCGTTGTTCAGGCTGAACTGGGCGTTGTCACCGACGATGAGAAGCTCCCTAGAGAACGGGATCAGGTGCCGGTATCGGCCAGCATCCCCACCAGACACCGTCAGAATGATCGGGTCTGAGTCGAGAAGGGCCAAAGTCGCCGTGCGGTAGAAGTTGAACATCTTGCCCGCTTCAGACAGGCACACATCCCCTTCAGGAGTGCAGAACGCAAGACGCCCTTGGTAGACCGTCATGGCTGCAATGGTCTTGTCGAAGAACGCCGGGTGGGGGTTGGTGATGTCGTCACCGACCTCGCGAGTGGACCAGCCATCGCCGTCATTGATGTCCGTGACGGTCCCGTCCATCGGAGCCCACTCGTAGTAGTAGGCGAGGGAAGTACCGGTGACCGTGCCCAGAGTGGTGTCCTGCCTGCGGACAAGCACATGAGGCATCGTGTCAGGGTCTGGTCCGTACTTGATCCAAGGCTGAGAGGTGGACTCTTCCCACACGCCACGGCCCCAGTAGGCCCCGTTGTCAGTGCGGAAGGTCAGGTAGTAGTCATCGTACTCCGTAGTCGGAGTGCCCAGCACCTTGACGGTCTTGCCGTTGTGGCACATGAGCGGCAGGCTGTCCAGCGACGGAACAGTGCCGTAGAAGAACGACACAAAGTCATCACCGCCGCTGTAGCCCGCCTCAAAGCTGCCCTCAATGAATCCTGACCCTTGCCCGATCTTGATGGGAAGAACGGCGTGGGGGTAGATTTTGAAGGTGGCTGAGTTGCTGCCTGAGGTGTTGTAGGTGACTGACCTGTTGACCGTGGGAAAGTCAGTAGTGTCGTCAGTGTGCGGAAAAATGAAATCGGACGATGCCGCAGTGGTTGGGGAAACCCAACTGTTCTCCCCCGCAAAGGCAATGCGGACCATCGAGCACATGTCGGCAGGGTTGCCGAACTGAGTGTCGTAGGTATAGGTCGTTCCTGACAGGGAGAACGCCTGAGGGATGGTAGTGCGGTATGTGGTTGTTCCGGCGTTGTTGTGGTTCCACCGCTCAAAGGCAAGCGTGACAGCGCCTTTGGTCCAAGAGCTTTGACCAGTCAGGCCTTTGCAGAAGAAGTATGCGTAGTCGTTCGGGTCAGGGCGCGTTGTAGAGGTGGAGCCCTTGGCTGCGACGGCCTTCTTGTTGAGGACAATGGTCGCGTCCTCGACAGTCAGCAACTGGAAGTCCTTCTGAGGATCAGGACTGTTCTCAGCTAGGTAGGCCAAGTCCGCAGAGACTACCGGAGCGCCGCCAGTGATGAAGCCGTTGGAGTCCCTGGTGCACTTGTAGATGCCAAGCTGATCACCACTGTTCAGATCCACTGCCGAGACGCCGTCAGTCTTGACGGCGAGCATGTGCTTCGTGGGGCCGCCAGTGAACAGCGGCGAGCCCGTGACGAAGTGGAACTTGGCGTTGTCAAAGTCCCCGTCGAACTTGCCAAGGTAGTCCGTCTTGGCGCGCTTGCGGAGACCATCCCGAACGGACGGCTCGGCGTTGATCTGCTCGCGGGTCTGGTTAGGAAGCCTGTGCGCCTCTGCAAGCGTGGTGACGCCTCCTGAGAGGTTCCCCGTGACCTGTTTGATCAGCACCATGCGTCAAGCTCCAAATGCGCGCCAGATGGCCTTCTGGCTGTCGTAGTTGTCGAAGATGGTACGGTACTGCTGGCCCGTCTCAGCGCGCCACAGGGCACCCTTAGCTTCGTACTCCTCTTGCTGCGTGAAGGCGTGCATGGCTTGGTCGCCCACGATGCGGTCACCAAACTGGCGGGCAGCTTTGATGGTGATGTAGCGGCGGGCCTCCTCGGGAAGCTCTTCCCAAGGCAACTCAAGGACTAGCTCAGACTCAAGCTTGGTCCCGGCGGTGAACTTGTAGCTCCGGTTGGTCAGATCGTAGAGACGACCGTTCCGCAGGATCAGCGTGTCATTCGCGTTCTGGCGCGAGAAGTGGACGCTAAGTGTGTTGGAGGGGCAGGCGATCTCAAGCTGCGCGTTGGGCTCAAGCGTCACTGGCTCAGTGTTCCAGCGCCAGCCCAGCATCTGGACTGCTCGAGTAGTTTCCTCCAAGGTCGTCTTCGCCATGACCGCAGTCATGTGTCCCTCGTCCACACTGCTGACGGGAGCTTCGCCAATCACAGACAGGAGGGTGTTTACCGCTTTGTTGAATGAGGTGGCAGCCATCAGGAGTCAAGGTGGAGGAAACGGCAGGGAGCCCCGCACACACACAAGCGGGGCTCCCCACCTCTAGGGGAAGAGAACGGGGGAAGCGGACACTCTTCCCCTAGTTCAGGAGATCATCAGGCGGTCGGCCCTTGAACAGCGGCCGCGTTCGTGTTGATGATCGGGATGCAGCACTCGGGCTTGAGGATGTCCGCACCGCAGGCCATGCGCGCCATCAGGAAGGTTCCCTGGTGGAGAGCAGAGTACTGCGACTGGACTTCCATGTCCCAGAGCGACACTTGGCCGACAGCCTCGGGCGTGACCGCGAGGGCCTGCACCTTGAGGGCTTCAGCGCCAGCGTAGTTGCTGTTCTTCTGACCAGCCTCGGCACCGGGGGCCGTGGCATCGAAGGGCACATGGTTGCTGGTGACGACGGTCATGCCAGCCATGCGGCCAATCGTAGCGCGGGCGTAGCTGCCGTTGCTCGGGGAGAAGTCACGGTCCAGAAGCTTGCTGTCAGACTTGATGAGGGCGACTTCCCAAGCGGGCGGAACGATCAGGAACCGATCCTCCATGGGGACATCGCGCTCGTCAAAGGTCTGCTTGGCCTGGAAGACATCGTCAATGAACTCCGCAACCGTGTAGGTAGCGTCGTTGGCGTCGATCTCAACACCAGCGTAGCTGCCGGAAACGGTCGCCGCGGCATCGCCACACTTGGACATCACGCGCAGCAGGAGCTTGTCCCACTTGTTGGCGAGAGCCTGACCAAGCTGGTGAGCGTACTCACTCCGGGTCTCATAGTGGTTGATGGCCTCATCGAACTCCGAGACGAACACAGGAGCGACCAGCGGGTAGTCGATCTTGATGACCTTCTCGGCGTGCTGGATCTCTTGCATGAGACCCGTGGCGGGATCAGAGATGTCCTTGCCCGGCTCGTGGTATCCCGCAGCGGCGTTGCCGATGATCGGGAACTGAGCCTCTTTCGCGCCGCTGATGCGGCGAGAGCGGACCATGTCGCGAGCGATCTGCTTCTTGTCGAAGATAGACAGAACTTCGCCGGAAAAGATTTTGAGGAGAAGTGCGGCGTTCTCATCGGCAAAGCCGTTAGCGCCGTTCACGCCCAGGCTTGCACCGAGGCGGCTTGCAGTCGTTGAAACCATTGTTGGTTACCTATGCTGGGTAGCCCAGCCAAAGAGGGAACAGAAAAGGGTTGGCACCCTCAAACTCTTCGCTCCCTGGTTATCCCCGCGCACGGGGGCCAGCAGCACACGCTTGAGGTTGTAGGGGTGGAGGGCGATCTACCACTTGCGGCAGGACCAGTACCTCGCCGTCAGCTTGGACGGGGGGTCGGTGTCGCACTTGTGGCGTGCTCGGAAGCTCTTGCGAGCCTCCGGGTTGCTCTTCCTGATCTTCATGTTCGGGTCGCCAAACCGAATGGTTTTGACTTTGTCGCCCTCCTTGGCGACGACAACGAACTTCTTCGAGGCTCCCGGCGTGCGCTTGGGCTTGTTGTAGCCGCTCACGCCAGCGCGCTTGAGACGAGGATCAGGTTTCTTAGGCATGGTTAGCTTCGGCCAAGGTGGATGTGCAGGCGCGCAGTCGCAGCGCTTCCGCTGGCGGTTTTGATCGCAAAGCGGATCAGGCGGTAGCGGCCTTGAATGCCATAGGTGGCAACAAGGCCAGCGGAGTGATCAACGCCCGCTTGGTTGCTGGTCGCTCCCCCGCCATGCGTGCGCATGTCACTCCAGACAGAGCCGTTGACGCTTGCTTGGATCTTGATTTGGTGACCGGAAGCAACGGTTCCAGAAACCTGCTCAACCTGCCACTGGATAGCGCCGTACCCTGCGGCGTCGATGGCCTCGGAAACAACGGTATTCGCTACGCCAGTGGCGTCGTAGACAGCCGTCACAATGTACTTGGAGTCGTTGAAGTCCATCAGGATTCCTCTTCCTCAGGATCAAGGATCACTTTGCGCGCACGCGGCGCTTTGGGTTTGGGGGTAGTGGTGTCCTCGAGGGGAGTGAAGAGTTCCTCGAAGTGCTTCTTGTTGTAGGTCTGGCGGATGCCACACGGCCAGATGACCAAGACCTCGCCCAAGCGGATCTGGTTCATCTTGCCCGCTGGGTAGTCGTAGACAAAGGTGCCGCGCCACTCGCGGATAGGACCCTCGGGCTCGTACTTGACAATGCTGTGCGCCTTCGTGCGGACAGTCTTGACCTCGTAAGCCTCAACAGTTGCGTGGTACTTCACAGGTTAGACGCCTCCAAGCGTCGGGCGACCTCGTCGCGGTACTTCTGGGAGGTGGTGTAACGAGCGTCGTTCTGGGCCGCGACAAGATCCCTGAGGCTCTCGAACGGCTCAACGCGAGCGCTTGATTGAGGCGCACCGCTGCCCTGCTGCATCTTCGGGCGCGAGCCCTGAGCACTGTCGCGGCGAGCCTTGAGACCCATCACGGCAAGCTTGGCCTGCTCGATGGACGGCGTGACGACCATCTGGTTGAAGGTCTTGACCTCCGACTCAGACAGGTTCTGCTGCGCCCATTGCATGAGCTTGGCGTACTCGTCACGGCCACCAACAGCGCCGAAGACCTCAGAGGTGTGGCGCTGGACAAGAGCACGCTGGCCCTCGATGTAGCTGTCCACAAACTGCTTCGGGAGGCCCTTAGCCTGGAGCTTCTTGTAGCTGTCTTCCGACAGGCTGCCGTTCTCGCGGAACTCCTTGTTGAACTCCTGCAGCCACTCATCGCTGGCTTCGATGGGCGTGTCGCTGATCTTGAGTTCAGACGGGTCGTCGCTCCCCTCGGCAGAAACCTCGGGCGGCAATTCACTATCAGACGCCTCCTCGGGCGCAGGCTCAGGAGCCCTGCCGCCAGAAGACATCTTCTTCTCAAGCTCTTTGTAGGCCGTAGCCATCTGCTCGACGCTTGCAAACTTCTCAGGAAGCCAATCAGGACGCTGTTGGACTTCCCCTTCCTGCTGCTCACTCATTGCTGTTGCTGTGGTGTGTTGCCTTCAATCATCGCTTTGGTGGTCTGTTGCAAGACCCCCGGAACAGTCTGAGCAGCCATCTGCTGTTGCATCATCATCTGACGCTCTTGAGCAAGCTCCTGCTCAGACTTGACAAGACCCTCGGGCTGGAGACCGTCAGCATGCGCCAACCGCTCCATGAACTCGCGGGCGTTTCCATATTGGGCGAAGGCTTGCGGGCCAGCAACAGCGGCAACGCTCTGCGCCCACTGAAGCAGGCGCGTGCGGTCATGCCCACGGCCAAGAGCCTCAACGCCGCCGACAACTTGGACCGAGACAACATCCTCAGGAAGCTTGGGCAGGCGGTCTTGGTCCGTCATGCGCTGCATCACGCGGCGGATGAACGGAACCTGGAACTCACGGCTGATGACGGTGTAAGCGCCAGACAGGAGATCCTGTAGCTCCTGCGCCATGTAACGGATCTCCTCGGCGGTAACCCGCTCGCCCCGGCGCTGCACCGCGCTGTTGAGGGCGAAGGCGTAAGACAGGCGCTCGTTGATGCCTTGGATGGCGCTGTAGGTCACACCCAAGTCAGCCTGCTTGCCGACCTGCAGCGCGACCGCATCGCCCTCTTGGCCCTCGATGAACGCCCCGTTTGGCGCGCCTGCGAGATCCTTCACGGACACCATAGCGTTTGGGCGCACAAGCCAGAGCAGGCGCGCAGACGCCGCGCTGGCCTCGACCACAGCCTTCTGCAGCCAGTCGAGGCTGCGGAGGTCGCCAAGGTACTCCTCGACATAGGAGCGCCCGTAAGACTCACCGCTCACGCGGTTCCAGCGCACCGGAATCCACGGCAGGCTGTCCTCTTTGTAGGTGCCCTCGGACGCCTCGATGATCTTGCCAGCGACCTCTTGGGCCACCTCAAAGGTGTCCTCGTCCACGCGGACCACAGAGGTGAACAGTTCGAACTCCTTGTCGTCCGAGATGTTGTCGCCCTTCTCAGACACGATGTGGGCCTGCTCATCAGCGCCCAGAGCCGAGAACGCCACACTCTCTCGAGTGATGATCTTGATCAGGCGGCCCTGCGGATCACGCAGGCAGACGAAGTCGCGCAGCGTGTAGACGCGCCCATCCGCCAGATCATCCGGCAGGTAGACCAGCGCATTGCCTGCGATGACAAGCTGGCGGAAGGCTTCGTGAGCAATGGCGCGGAGGCCCGTCGTCTCAAGCTCGCTCTGGACAGCCTTCTCCTGCCGACGAAGCGCACGCTGGATCTCAGCGCTGGCTTGGCCGATGCCTGCTACCTGCTCAAGCTGGTACTCGTCAGGCACAAGGCGGATGGGGGCCACGCCCGGAGGGAAGAAGGAGACCAGGAGCTTGGACGCGAGGTTGTTCACCCCGCGGCTGCCGATGCTCTGGTAGGGCTCGCGCAGCGTCGTAGTCTCAGTGTGCCCCTCAGGGACAAACAGGGCCGGAAGCGTGTAGCGGGCACAGTCTTCTGCGCGCCGCTCGAACGGGTCGCGCCGCCCCAGCATGCGCTGGAACTCGCCAGCAATAGTGGTCATCTCCATCACACGCCCCCGTAGTTACGGCTGCCAATTCGAAGCGATCCAGTCCCGTAGGTCCTAGCACTCGGCTGCGTCCCGCGGGCGGCTGATGCCTGAGTGGACGCCGTGGGCTGCACAGGAGAGCTAGGCGCAGGCTGCTGCGGGATGCTCATGTCAGGACGGAAGGCTTCTTTGAAATAGCCCTCAAGTGAGCGCGTCATCTGCCGCGTCCTGCGGTTGTCGCTGCCCATGCCAAAGATGTTCGGCGGGGCGAAGTTGCCTTTGTACAGATCCTCCAGAGGCTCATAAAGCTCTTGGAAAGGGTTCTGCGTGGACTTGCCCGTCACCAGATCTTCTGCGTAGTCGTAGTAAGCTTGGAACAGATCAATCGGGGGCTTGATGATCTCGTCCTCCACGAAGTCGTATGCGTCTTTGAAGTCGCTGGTACACATAGCTATTCGGCCTGTTCGGCCATCTTTCGGAGGAGGAAACGGATGACATCCTGCTGACCAATGAGTCGAGCAAGATCCTGAGTGCTGATCGCTGCGTCGGGCAGCGTGTTGGGGAACATCCTCTGGAGCCCCTCGACCAACTGAGGGTCAATCCAAGGCAGGCTCTTCGACATGCGCAGGCTCCCAGAGGATGGGTTGGTCGGATGTGGAGTCGTACTCTCCGCGCCGAAGGATGCGCGCAAGACGGACGCTCAGAAGCGCATCAGCGGCGGTCATGCCTTTGTCGGTGTAGGCAGCAACCACTCGAGCCCAAAGCTCAGACTCAGTCGTAGCATCGCCCAACAGCTTCTCGGCTGTTTTGGGTCCCACACCCTTGAGACCAGAATAACCGTCAGTGGCGTCTCCTGTGAGAGCTTGAGTGAACAGACGCCTGTCGGCTTCTTGCTCGTCTACTGTCTCCACAGCCAGAGTCTCAAGGTCCAAGTGAAATCCTGGAACAGTCCGTAGATCTTTGTCAGCACTTGCGATCACCGTGTCATCGCACTGGTTGAGGCCAAGCAAGTCGTCGGCTTCCAGCCCCTCGTAGCGGAGGTGGCTGAACTTGTCACAACTCCACTCGATCAGGGGCCGATACAGGATCGGCTTGACCGTGCCACTGCGGTTGGCTTTGTACTCGGGGTAGATCTTGTGGCGGAAGGTGGGGTTGCAAGTGTATGCCAGCTTGAACTGGGCACACCCCGTAGCCTCCATCCATTCCTCGATCTGCGTCACGAAAACCTGCTGTGCTTCCTTCAGGTTCCCCGTCACGCTCCAGACATCGTCACCCCAGTCCACCACAAGCTGCACAGCAGCGGCGGTCTTGTAGGCAATGATGTCCCCGTCAATCAGAAGAGTCTTTGTCATGTGTGGTTCTCTTGGCTTCCCGGCAAAGCGCCGCAATGTCTTTGCGTGCTTGGCCCATAGGCAGAGCGTCGTGCCATTCGAGGAACAACTCGATCTGTGCCTTCTTCTCTCTCAAATGCGGCAACATTGCGTAGCAAACCTGCTTGGCAGCCTCGCCTGATATTTGCCATCGCCAACTGGGCTTCCAGTTAGTGTGGTTTTTGCGCGTGTAGGGGCCGTTGACCGTTCCCCCATACACGGCACGAATCTGCTCCAGAACCTCTCTGAAGGTGTGGCCGATCTCAAGCCTCGCTTCCTTCTGCCTTATCGCTACGCAGCCCTCTCCGTCGAAGAAGCCTGCAAGGTATTCAGTGGTGACCTCAGTGTGTCTCTGCCCAGTTTTGCCCAATACTGTATTCCGCAGCCATCGGCAGACTCAGTTTGAGGCTGCGCCCTGCCGATGCTGCGGCCTCAACCACCAAGGAACCAATCTCCTCGGCGTTTTCGGGGCAGCACTCGATCTGGACCTCGTCATGGACCATGGCGACGATGCGGGCGTTGTACCTGTCCAGAAGACGGTCAACGCGGGTGACCCACTCCTTCGCAAGGATGGCCCCTGCGCTCTGGAGTAGGCTGTTCAGGGCGGCATGCTCAGGAGTAAAGGTCGGCCTGCCGTCCAGGCTCTTCAGCCAACCGCGCTTCTTGGCGACGGTCTTGGCATTCTTGATGAGCTTGTCTAGGGCAGGCAAGTTCTTGAGGAACCGCTTGCGAGCAGCGGTGCCTGCCCTCTGGTCGCCTCCAAGGATGTCACCCAGAAGAGCATCGCCTCCCCCATACAGGCAGGCATAGGTGAGCCGCTTGCCTAGGCTGCGGTCCCTGACTCCCCACGCAACCATGTTGTGGGTGTGGATGTCACCGTCGAGCAGCACCTCGGTGTACTTCTTGTCAGCCATGTAGTGCGCGAGGCACCGAAGCTCGAGGCCGCTCAGGTCACAGCCCAAGAGCACCGTCCCCTGCCGCGCAATGAAGAGTGCGCGCATCTCGGGGTCTCGGTCCACCTGACCAAGGTTGGGACGCCTGTGGGTGCAGCGGTGAGTCCTTGTGCCGTTGTGGCTGACATCCGCGTGGATGCGCCCGTCCTTGACGAGCTTCATCCAAGACTGCTCGCCCTCCGCAAGCATGCCGATCATCTTGGACACGCGCATGCGCTCAGAGAACGCCTTGGCTTCCGGGTAGTCCATCTTGGACAGGACAGCCTCGTCCATGAGGGGCTGGCCCGCAGGGGTGAACAGCGTCGGCTTCCACCCGTACTTGCGGATGAACCCCTCGGCAATCTGTGCGCGGCTCTGCGGATTGAACGGCCGCATCTTCCAGACATCGCCGTTCTCGTCTTCTTCGTGGAGCGCTGGGTCCAGCTTCTTCGGTCGGCGCTTGTACTTGCTGACCCGCTGTGCAGGGAAGGCATCCTGCACCTTGGCATTCAGTTCCTCGCGCTGGCTGGACAGGCGCGCGTACAGTTGTGCCGCAGCCTTCTCATCGAAGGCAAAACCGTTGCGGTTCATGCGCCCGATGGCCTGCATGAAAGCCAACTCGCGCTGGTAGATGCCGATGTCCAGGCAATAGTCCTGCTTCAGCGCGGCCCACAGGTTGGCGAGCACCTCGACATCCTTGATGCAGTAGTCCAGCATCTCCTGCGTGAACTGCGCCCAATCCGTTTCGATCTCGTCCTTGTGGACGCCGAGGCGGTAGCCCCAAGCCTTGAGGCTGTGGCGGCCCACTAGCTCCTTCGGGTAGTCGCTGATCCTGTAGTCAATGTGGCTCGGATCAGGGACCACAGCACGGGCAGCCAGCAGGCTGTCCATGACGGACCCGTCACATGCTCGGTTGAACAGCGGGTACAGCTTGGTGATAGCGGGCACATCGAACCCGTAAGCGTTGTGGAAGACCACACCGCGGCGAGAGTTCTGGACAAGGTATGCCACGCCATCCTCGATGGACCCGTTGCGGGGCGCGATGGCCTCGTCATTGTGGAACGCGAGGATGCGCTCATCGTCCTTCAAGACGATGCAGTGGATCTTGGTCATGCTGTCGAGCAGACCATCCGTTTCGATGTCAGCGAAAATCATGTGTGTGTGTTCCTCCCCAGAGGCGTCTAGCCTTCGTCCTGTTCCTCGGCAGGGCTGTCCCAAGTGATCGAGCACTTGGAGGCCAACTCAGCGACCCCTGCCACAAGGCCAACATTCGGGCTGGCCCCGTTGTCGATGAGCGTCTGGCCGATCTCAGACAGGACCGCCATGTAGGCGTTCCTGATTGCTTTGACCTTCTGAAGCTCAAGCTTCAGGTCGTCGTTCTCCTTCTGGAGAGCCTTGTACTTTGACTTGCAAACAAACATCAGTCTTCGTCCTCTTCTTCCTCTTGGTCGGCAATGGCCTCAATGATCTTGTCGGCAATCTGCTCCTCGATGCCGTGTAGGTGGTAGTCGAGCAGAACAATCTGCAGGGTGCCGACAATCTGGGTCTCAGTCAGCGAAGGGTACTCGTAGATGTGGTGGTTGATCACCTTCAGCAGGGCATCCTGCAGATGGCCCTCCACGCGCTGGTTACGCATGGCGAGCTTGATGTCTAGGTCATCGTTCAAAAGGGCACCTCTTCGGTATCGGACTCGAACCCTTCGAGGCTGGTTGACTGCAACCTGCCCGTCAAAGGATCGTAGGCCAGGAAACACGCCACCCCGGTGTCGCCCGTGTAGCGGTTCTTGAGCACACGCACCGTAGTGGTGTTGCGCGCTGCATCCGTCTCAGCCTGCTGGTCACGCTCGAGCCCGATCACAGCATCTGAGAGTTGCCCGATGCTCGCGCTGCCCCGCAACTGCGCAAGGCTGGTCGCAGCGCCCTCCTCATGGCCCTTGCCCTCGGGGCGCTTGAGATGGCTCACCACCAGCATGCCGATGTCTAGCTCATGGCACAGCAGGCGCAACTCGGTCATGACCTTGTCGAGTACCTGCCGCTCACCCAGCGCGCCGCTGACCTCCTCCTGCGAGGAGACCACAATCGAGACATGGTCGAGCACGATCCACTTGCAGTCCATGCCCGCAGCCATGTACCTGATCTGGCCCATGAGCAGACCACTGCCCAAGCTGCCCCAGTGGTCGAGGAACACTGCGCGCCCCATGAGGCGGTCGAACGCCTCCCTGATGCTGTCGGTGTCGGCTGCATCGGGATGCTGCGCCAGAGGCTTGTCCATATCGATGCCCAGCACGCCCAGCACGGTACGCTTGACGGGCTCTTCGAGTCCGAGGTAGCCGACCGACTGACCCTTGCTCAGAAGGTGGTGCGTGATCTCGCGGACCACGGCGCTCTTGCCGATTCCCGTTCCTGCGGTGATGGTGACTAGCTCTCCTGTCCGCAGGCCAAGCAGCTTGTCGTTGAGCCCCTCCCAGGGGTATCCGATGCTGCTGCAGGTTTCCTCGCGCATAACCTCTTGCCAGAGGTTCTCGCCCGTGAGTAGGCCGTCTGGTCTCCATGTACTCGCCTCCCACAGGGCGCGCACAAGAGCCTCCTGCTCGCCAGCGACGAGCATCTCGTTGGCATCCTTGCGTGGCAGCTTCGCAACCTTGAGCGTTCCAGGCTTGAACAGGGCCGCGCAGTCCTCGACTGCCTTCAGCCCTGCTTCGTCCTGATCAAAGCACAGGACGATCTCACCGTAGCCCTGCAGCCAGTTCATGGCGGAAGCCAGCGACTTGCGTGCTGACTGAGCGCCGTTGGGCAGCGACACCACAGGCCACTTCAGTCCCAGCACTTGCGCGCACGACAGCGCGTCGATCTCACCTTCAGTGATGATGACCCGCTTGCCGTTGTCGCGGAACAGGTGCTGGCCCCACAGGCCCATGCTGCTGCTGTCACCGACGATGGTGAAGCCCTTGTCCCGCGTGCGGAGCTTCTGGCACTTGGCGCGGCCAGTCCTGTCAAAGTAGGTGGCAGCCTGCACGGCACGGCCTCGGTGCTTGCCCACCCCGTAGCTGTACTTGCGACAGGTATCCTCACGGAGCTTCCTGTTAGGCAGCGCCATGTACTCAAGCGTCAGAAGCTCGCGAGGCGCAGGCTCTTGGGGCTGGTGCCCACTGCCCCCGTACCGCTTCTCACACCGGAAGCAGTATTCATACTGCTCACCGCCCGCCTTCTCGTAGACGGCGCGAGCGTCACTCGAGCCGCACTCGTCGCAGGAAGTGTGACGGACGAAGTTAGCGTCCTCGGTTTCCTTTGCTCCGGTTGGCTTTCCGGCTGACCACTCGAAGGTTCTTGCGGCCGTTTCCGCCGCCCTTTGAGAGAGGCCGCTTGTGGTCAACTTCTTTCCCATCGCCCTTGCTGACCCTCCCATCACGCATCGCCTCGCGGCGTGCGGTGTTGCGCTTGGCGCGGTTCTTCTTCTGCTCGGGCGTGCTGTGGTACTCCCGGTACTCCTTCTTGTAGTCGCGCTTCTTCTTCGCCATGGCTGGGCTCCAGGTGGTAGCGGGCGTAGCGCCGCCCATTCACATCGCGGCAGATTTGCGTCACGATGTTGTGCCCTTGGTTTCGAAGCTCTCCAATCCGCGCTGCCAGACGAAAGCACCCAAAGAGAGTAAGCGCCTCAACTGGGCTGATCTTGGTCCCCTTCTGCAGGTAGTCCAGAATCTTCTGCGCCTGACTGAGTTGCGTTAGTGATGAATGCGTCAACGAAGTCCCCCGTGTCTTGAATCTTGAAAAGTACGAACCAGTTTGTGTCACCGTCCTCCCTCATCAGCACGATGGGAAGCTCGGAACCGCAGTCACGCTGCGCCTGCCTGTAGAACTTCAGGGCAGCGATCCTCTTGTAGCGCTTCACCTCGACATGCGCGTTGGGCAGCGCATGTAGCAGATCGGCGCTGAATGCTCCATTCGCCTGCGCCGCCCGTATGCAGTTCGGACTGTTCCAGTGCTCGCGGACGGCGTCTCGGGCATCTCGCTCACCGCGAGCGCCTTTCTGGCGGGAGTTGACCATAGAGTTGGTGCCTCTTGAACTTGAGCCCACCGTCGCGTAGGTACGGCGCTCTGCTGTACTTGAGCGGGTCCCCTCTCTGGAACTGCTCTTCGCATGCCTTGTCCATCCTGCCGTTGCGCGACATGAACTCGGCGTAACACTGGTCGCAGTGTGGCAGGCCGCAGAACAGTCTGTCTGCTCTGCGGCCACATTTGCATTTGTCGTCAGAAGGCAAAGTCTTCGTCGCCCTCTTCTTCTTCCTCGGCCGCCGGGGCAGCAGAGGCGGGAGCGCTGGCGTAGTTGGCCGTCTCGTCACGGAAGCCAAACGACTTGGCGTCTCCGCTGTACGACTTGGCCTCGAGCACCTGCACAGCCAGAAGCTTGAGGCTCAGTCCGACGCCAAGCGCCGGGACATGCCAAGCCGTGACCATGACGCGGCACTTGATGAGGCTGCCTGCTCCAACTTGGACATCGGTCGGCTTGGCGTCAGCGCCAACAAGCTGAACAAACAGGGGCTCCTTCTCCCCGGTAGCGGGGTTCAGGCGAGCAGCCTTCTGCTTGCACTTGAAGATCCAGCGCCCGGTCTCTTCCCCGGTGTCCTCGTCAATCTCGGCTTCCCACGGGAGCGGCGCTTCGCGCAGCTTCTTCTTGCCGCTCTGGAACTCACTCATGGCCGACTCGAAGTAGGCCTGGAGTTGATCAGCAAGCTCTTGGCCCTCGTCGCCATCGACAATGAGGCTGGTGCGGTACACACCAAGCTCATCGAAGCGCGTGTCAGGCTCGTTGAGACGGGGCCACTGAGCGACACCCGCGGGAGTAGTGATGTAGATGGGCTTAGGCCCAGCGTGCGTGTTTCGTTTCATGAGACGAAGTAGCGGCTTTTCTTGAGTAGGTTGATGTCGAAGGTCCCCTGAGCGGGTAGCTCGGGGAGTTTGACTTCAGCGGGCAGGTGCTGCCTGACCTCATGGTCGAAGTCGGCCAGCAGGTTCCCGCTGAAGATGCTGTGGTACACACTAAGGATCTGGCGGCGCAAAATCGAGAGCTTCTCAGGGGTGGTCGCGAAGCTGTCGTGGATCACGCTCAGGTCAGAGCAGCCCGCCGCACTGGCCGCTTGCACGATGCCGTGCAGGCAGGCAGCGTCGATGGAGTGGACGAAGTTCGGGGCCACGCCGTCAGCTTGGCTGCGCTTGTCGATGCCCTCGATCTCCTGCTTGTACATCACGCGCACCCTGCCACGCGATGCCAATTGGATCTCGCAGTCCTTGGTGGGCTTCGTGTGCATGAAGCAGGGGAACCCAGACGGCGAGGTCCAGCGAATAGGAATGCCTGCAAGGGTGTGGGCGTCGGCCACTCCTCGCAGATACTCCATGGCAGCGCGGCTGCCGCTGATAACCTCCCCGATGGCCTCCCACACACGGGCGGTGATCCAGACGAGGTCCCTAAAGGGCACATGGTCCTTGGGCACGAACGACGGCGCGCCGTGCTTCCTCGCAAACGCGGCATATTCGTCCATGATGTACTGCTGCGCGCTGTGGCGCGTGCCGCTGTACGGGACGATCATGACGGGGCGCTTGACCAGCTTGCGCGGGACCTCGCCCCCGAAGTAATCGAGCCAACTTTTCGCCAACTCGGGGTCACTCTCCAGCATCTTCTTCTTGGCGGCTTTCGCGACCTCGATGTAGATGTCCTGGCGCTCAGGGTCGTCGCTGCAGTTGGTGGCGCACGCCCCGACCGTGTCCCGCAGCATCAGGCTGTAGATGGCGAGGCCATTGCAGGACCCGTCGATGTGGCACGGGATGCGGATGTTCGCCGTGGGGTCATGCCTGTAGCGGCCGTGCTCCAAGCACCACGCCAAGAACTGGAACGGCTCGTCCTGCTCGGCCCACCACATGCAGTCGAGCGGGTCGTCGGCAACCTGCAGGATCAGGTCTTCGTGGTCATCGACCCAAGCCACACGATCCTCGAGGCTGAGTTTGTCGTGCCCCGCGAGGTTGGCCCCGGTGATCTTCCACCAGTTCTCGCCTGCCTCTGTAGTGATCGGCTCGCCCTCGCGAAACAGCAGCAGGGAGCGGGCGATGTCGTCGCCCTGCGGGGACAGGTAGCTCACATGTGAGTAGAGGCGGCCTCGGAAGTCAGCGAACCAAGGCAGGTAGAACCTGTCTTGCTCCAGCATGAGCTTGGCCGTGTACAGGGTCTTGGCGATGTAGACCTTGCGGCTGGTGTTGCTGCGCAACTGCTCCCTGTGGGCTTGTCCAGCACGCGCAAGGTCACGGCGCTTCTCCACGCTCATGTCTGCCGTCGCTTTCGGCGGCGGGTCCATGGGCTGGTCAGGCATTCCCGTGACATAGATCTCGGACTGGTACAGATGGTCGATGACCTCGTACACATCGGCGTTGACTTGCCACGGCACCTCCTGAAGCGTGTTCATGCACGCGAACAGCGGCGACAGGTCTGCCCCCTCAAGCGCCGACATGTAGTCAGCGTTCTTGCTGCGGATGGCAGGTTTCTGGATGACCTCAAGGTTGTGGTAGCCACCCTCCCAGAGTGATGTCCACGGCCGAGGCTTCTCTACGCATGGCATCCAGAACGGGTGCAGAAGCTCGGCATGCTCATGGCTGTCCCGAAGGAAGGCCAGCGCCTCGTCGGTCGCCTGCACATAGCGGTTGCGGCGCACCTGGCCCTTGTTGACCGTGGTCTCATGCTCGATGGCGACGAGCCCCGTGCTTTCCACCATCAGGTCGAGCATGAGCGCACCGAACTGGATGCACTGCTTGCGCTCCCATCCATCGGTCACGAAGTCGTTACGGCGGCCGTAGTGGAACAGA